GTTTTTCGCTGGCGGGCCTTGTATTTGTATTATAAAAAAAAAAAAAAAAAAAAATAAACAGTTCACTCCCAGGAAAAGAGGGTATGCCTCCATATTCCATAATTCCATAAAAACTAATGTTCACAATAAGTTAAGTCCATATTTACAACTAAAATGTCCATATTTTCGATGTAAGCCAATACATGATACAGCGTTAAGGTGTTTTCTCGACGGAGAATTTATATTTTTGAAGATTGAAATTATAATAAATAGTAAAGAAAGTGCTTGACAAAAATATAAAGGTATGATATATTTAAGATAGTCAATGCGAGGTTAAATACTCTTGAAAGAGTGTACCAATTCCGACGCAGGAAAGGGGGCGAGATAAAACATGGCAAAGAAAGTTATAGTAGCACGTTTCACGCACGACGGTAAAGAGTACGTGGGTAAACGTGAGGTTAAACTTTACGATGAAAACAGCAAGATAGACGACGCGCTGTTACGCGACGCAAATCAAGGTTTAACTTTACGCACTCAAACGTCAATCCGTAATGCAGTAAAGGAAAAGTACGGATTGAAGATTGTTACTGCTGGCGGTGAGGGTATAGACCTGTCCGCAGTAGAGAGCGTATAGTCCGCAGTAAGTAATCACTCCGAATAAGTAGGGTAAGGGGTAAATATAAAGTTTACCTCTTACCCCTAATAATGAGAGGAGTAATTAAAATGCCATTTCCGTTATATAGTGGTAATGGATTTAAAAGGTATATCCCAAGAGCGGGCAATGAAAATCTTTATATGTTAGAAGATAGTATTTACGATAAGATTAAAGAGGTAATTGACTATCGGGTAAAAACATATAATGAGGATAGAGAAGTTTCTAAAATACTAACTTTAATTACAATAGTAGAGGCATACGGAGAGCAATACAGAGTGGGTGGTAATTTATTACTTGAAAGTTTAGTAAGAGTAGACTTTGGCGCAAGCATTGCAGTATTAAAGGCAGTGAATAAAGATATTTAAAGTTATACAGTAACCACTCAAGAGATAACGGCGTATCAGGGTAAAACTTGGTACGCCGTTACTGTTTTTACACTATCCCAAATGTTGCACCGTACCATTTCCAATGCTATCCCGAATATTGTCTATACCATAGCACCCCCCAAGCCCTGCCCTCATATTATTTAGTGTTCTTATATACCGCCTACCAAAAATTGATAATTTCAATATTCGAAATTATAATAAATAATGCTTGACAAATCGAAAATTTTATGATATACTATCATTGATGATAGAAGGATACGAACTACGACGGAAAGTGAATAGTAATGTTGAAGATTAAAGTTTTGATATTCGAAATTATAAAAGGCAGGAGAGGGGATGGACTGGACGGCAGAGTTTGAGAGGAAGTTTAGTGGAAACCAACTAATCTCGACTCTGAGAGAGAAGAAGTTTCATGGGAAGTTGGAGATAAACTTTGCGGATGGAGTGGCGAATACGTGTCATGTAAATTGGTGTGTGAAACCGTACACGAACGTGACCTTAACAGAAGGAGGAGAGAGTGGATAATAGACAGCCATCGAATATGCAACCAGTAAGGTTGTCGCCAGAGATGTTGGCGAGGTTACAAGAGGAGGATAGACAGTGGCGATTACAATACATGCCTCCCCAATTAGATATTAATGGAGTAGAGAGATTGTGTGTGTTTTGTCACAGTCCCCTCCATCCCCTCCACAATCGGAACTATGACGGAACGACGGGAGGGTTTTGCAACAAGTTGTGTGCACGATACTACGAGAAGAAGATGATGGAAGATGGGATGGGGATAGAGGGGGCAACGAATGAGAGGGATAAGTATGAGGATTGGAAACCGAAGAGGCATTCTGAAGTAGTATAGGGCTAATCTAGAAAAGGGAAAGCCTGCGTGTCGTCAATCTTCGTTTTGGCTGGACGGGGATAGACGAGCGTGGGCTTTTCTGCTTTCAATATAGATGGAGAAAGAGATGTTACCTCACGAAGAGAAGGCGGAGTCGACAGTAAACGCAGAACCTGATAAAATCACCCCTCGTCACCGAGCGTTGATGAGGAGATTGGTGGCGGGAATGACGTTGTCCGATGCATGCATTGATATAGGTTTCTCGATATCGAGGGCGTCCCTTATCGTGAACAGCCCGTTGTTTCAAGCGGAGATGAAGAGGATGGAAGGGGAGGTGGCGAAGGAGTTTGCGGAGGCGGAGGCGAATCGACCAACCGACCCCACTCGAGTCATGTTGTCGGAGTCGGCAGAGACGGCGGCGAGGACGTTGAAAGGGGCGCTCAGTGATGAGAATGCGATGGTTAGGGTAAACGCAGCGAAAGATATCCTCGACCGAACTGGGTATGCGAAAGAGGACAAGATAAAGGCGAAGGTATTGGTGGAGCCAAGTCAATCGCTCATCGATGTTATGAGTAGAATAGTAAAGGAGAAGAATGTCGAGTCAGATGACGCCTAGTCAAGTAGAGAAGATGAGAAGTCGACTTCTTGATGATTTCAGTTACTTCGCTCAGCTGTTTACCGACCCTCTCTTTTACGATGTCGATTTCCACACCTCCCTCTGTCGATTTCTCCAACACTCTAAGAAAGATAAGTTGGTGGTGTTGCCTAGAACTTTCCTGAAGACGACGATGGCGGCGTTGTATGGGTTGTGGAAGGCGACGAGAGAGGCGATACTACATAAAAATTACGTCCGTGAGTTATTCACTTCAAACACCACACCCAACGCACAGAAGACGGTGAGAAGTATAAGGTCGATTGTGGAGCAGAATCAATACTATCACCTATTCTTTCCAGACATGGTACCGAACTTCTCGAAGGTGAGGTGGAGTGACTCGTGTGCGTGTCTTGCAAGACCGGTCGATTTCCCAGAGGGGACGTTTGAGTCGGCGGGAGTTGGGACGAACATTATTCGTCGCCATTTCAACCTTATATTTGAAGATGACACGGTAGCCCCGAAGAAAGATGAGTTGACTGGGGAGGAGGCAATGCCCTCCAAAGATGATATAGAGAAGGCGATAGGATTTCATAAGTTGACTATTCCTTTACTGATACTGGAAGAGGATGAGAGGATTATAACGGCTACTAGATGGGCATCCTACGACCTCATCAATTATGTGATAGAGAATGAGAAGTTTGATAGGTATGACCGTCCTTGTTTCAAGGATGATGGAACGCCTCTCTACAAACGATTTAGTCGAGGTAGATTGGACGACATCAAGGCTGGGATGGGGATATACATGTTTTCGATGCTGTATGAAAACAGGCCTCTCGCTAAAGAGTTCATGTCGTTTAATCCAGACTGGTTTAAGTATTATGAGGAGGGGGAGTGGGAAGAGGGGGATGGGTTGGTGACAATAGACCCAGCCGACCCCCCGACAGGGAAGAAGAGTCAAGACTATTCCGCTATCGTTTCGGTTGGTCACACCAAGAAAGGTCTATTCGTTAGGAGATATCGAAGGAAGAGGATGACAGACAAGCAGATGATAGACGAGGCGTTCGAGGTTGCGGACATGGATGGTTTCACTAAGATTAGGATAGAGACGAATCGATACGCCCACTTAGCAGCTGCCTTTCGAGAGGCGATGAAGATAAGGAACAAGTATTATATGATTGATGAGGTGAAGGCGAAACGAATCAATAAAGAGGCGAGGATTAAGAACAGACTGTCTCCGTTGTATGAGAACGGGGTGGTGTGGATGAGGAGGGGAATGAGGGAGCTGGAGGAGGAGTTGACAACATTCCCATACGGCAAACATGATGACCTCATCGATGCGTTGAGTTGGCAAGTGGGGGAGAGGACATCGACGGAGTATGAGAAGGAGCCATACCAAAGACCACCCTTGCCGGCTGGTCGTCGAGTCTTCACGTTAGAGGAGATAAGAGAGAGTTGTAGAGGGAGATACAGAGCACCATATCCGTTTCAGAGACAGGTAGAGATGGTGCCTGGGTAACTGGAATTGGTAATTTCAAAAATTGAAATTACTAAAGATAGGAGATTGAAAGATGCCAGCAGGATTTGATGCGTGTCGTAAGGCGGGAGGGAGGATAAGGACGATAAAACCTAAAACAGGTGTGTACATTCCCGTCTGTTACCTGAATGGAAAGTCTTATCGTGGGGAAGTACACCACAATAAATCGGATACTGGGAGTAATACTGCAGAAGCGATTAAACGTAGTATGAAGAGAGGGTAGAGTGAAAGCTGACATTGAGGTGTGGGTAGAGAGGATACAGCAAGGGGTAAGGTATAAGGAAAACTACGGGAATGCTAAGAGGTGGTCGACTTATCGAGACTACGGGCGAGGTAAATTCCCTGGTTTTACCGGCTCCGCTAACGGCATTCTCCCCTATAATTTAGTGCATAGTATGAATAGAGGGATGGTACCGAACATCTACTTTCGTAACCCCTACATAAACGTGACCCCCACCGCCAGACCTGGCATCGACATACAAGCCCGCATCGTGGAAGCTATCGACAACTGGATACTGGGAGAGATTGGGGTGAAGTCGACATTTAAGACGATGGTGCAGGATGCTTTCTACACCAATAGAGGGATATGTAAGATTGGCTACGACGGAATATGGAGTGAGGTGGCTGGAAAGACGGATGTAGAACAGTTAGCTGAGGATTTAGGTATACCTATATCTCATCTAAGTAAGGATAAGAAAGAGCGTGTAGAGTATAATGTGAACGTGAAACCGGGGATGCCGTGGGCAGCACGAGTTATACCAGACGTCGTCATCGTCCCATTCGGAGTCCGCACCCTCGACGACTGTCCTTGGATTGACCACGTCGTCCTCCGTTCCCTTGATGATGTGAAGGCGGATAGGAAGTATACAAATACGAGAGAGTTGGAAGGGACTCATATGGAGATGCTAAACAAAGACCCTCTTCGTGCCGACTTCTACAGAGAACTCTCCAGTTACACAGATATTGTCGAGATACATGAGATTAGGGATTATAAGAGGAGAGAGATAAAGGCGTTTGTGCCAGGCTACGATAAATGGATTCGTCCCCCATCCGAGGATGTTCTACAAATAGAAGGTTTACCCTTTGTCGACTTCACCTTCAATGAGGATGGAGAATATTATTGGGGGCCTTCCGACGTCCAGATTATCGAACCACAACAACTTGAGATAAATGAGGCGAGGACGCAAGCGATGTTACACCGTCGTATCGCCCTCCTAAAATTTATTGTTGAGGCAGAGATGATAGAGGATACTGAGATAGATAAGATGTTGTCGGAGTTGGTGGGACCTGTGGTGAAGGTAAAGGGAGACCCGAGCAAAGTGGTCGCTCTCCTACAACCACACATCCCAGCCGACCTTACCCAATGGACGGAAATCATCCGTTCCGACGTTCGAGAATTGTTGGGGAGGGGGAAGCAACAGTTGGGGGAGGCCCCTCCGGGGAGAAGGACTGCGGAGGAGATGAGGTACGTCCAGGCTGCCGTCGACATCCGAGATGATGAGAGGAGAGATATCGTAGCGGACGCTCTAGTGCTTATGATGAGGAAGATAAACCAAATTATATTTGAGAGATGGACGGCGGAGAAGGTTATCCCCGTCGTTGGTTATGATGGAGCAAGATACTGGGTTCAATATAAAGGGTCGGAGAATAGGGCGGAGTACACGTTGAGGGTGGATGTGGAGTCGATGACGCCGAAGACGAAGATGCTTAAGAAGAGGGAGATTGTGGAGTTGATTCAAGCCCTCGCTAAAAATCCGAGGGCGAACATCGACTATCTTATGCGTTTACTTTTAAGGGAGTATGATTGGGTGGATGCGATGAAGGTACTGCCGGAGGCGGAGGAGACGATGCAGCAGCCGATGCAACAGCAACAATTCACTCAATTTCAAAATAGCATGATGAATGATAGAGAGATGTTGCAGAAGAGAGCAGGACAAAACGCGGAGATGATTGGGAGGTTCTTTTGATGGAGATTAGTGTACGTAAACATAAACCGAACTCGTACAAACCAATGCGTGGTGACATAATAGCGTTCATCTGCCCCATCCACAATAAGTACATTCGTGGGAAAAGGTGTCCGAAGTGTGAAGAAGAGAAGAACTTGAGGGTTGACGGTCCAGCCGTCCACGTATTCAAACCGATGGTGTATACGGACATATGTGAGACACCGCTACTCATAGAGTCGAAAAAGCAGTTGAGGGAAGAGTGTAGGAAACATGATGTGATAGCGTGTCGTTTACTATAGATTAGAGTGGTTACTGTAAAGGAGAAAGAGAAATGGCAGAAAAGCCAAAGACGGAGACAGAGATGGTAAGGGGAAATCCAGTTATCCCACCACCTCCAATACCAAGTCAGGTAAGGATGAGTATGGTGCCGAAACCGCCTGAACCAGTAGCGAAGATGGTGGAAGGGAAACCGGTGGAGGCGACCTCTCCAATTGAGGAGGAGAAAGGGGAAGTGGAGAAGGCGGTGGAAGAAGAGGAAGTGGATGTGAGACCGAAGGGGACTGTTACTATAAAGGTGTTTGAGAATAGTCCATACGAGGTCGACTTCACAGGGATGATTACTGGGTCTGAAATAGACATTGCGTGGAAAGCGATGATGCGTGAATACAAACAGTGGAAGCATAGGTTGATGAAAGAACAAGAAGAAGCTAAAAGTGGAGGTATGTAATGCCAGACCAGGAAGGGAATGGTAACGGTGGCGAAGGACGGGGAGCTGCGGGCGACGTTCAGCAGCAACTCACCGACTTGCAGACAAAGTTGGCTGCGTTAGAGAGTGAGTCGAAAATATTAAAGGACGCGAAGGTTGACCTTGAACAGAGGCTCGACGAAGCTGATAAGGAACTACTCAGCGACGAATACCTCGACTTCAAAGAGAAGAGAGGTAAGAGTGCTCCAGCACCTAAAGAGGGGGCTGGAGATGGAGGGGAGTTGGATTTGGATAGGGCTTCTAATCGTGAAATCGTCAATTTCATTGAGAAGAAGTATAAAGGTGACATTGATGCGTATGTTAAAGACATCAAGAAGGAGAATGACCTTACGAGGCAGCAAATCGGGATGATTGCTGCCCAGTTTGATGTCGCCATAACATCGCTAAAGCATGACGGGAGAGATGGAAAGCCATCGTTCGCTGGTAATGAGAAGGTGATATTTGAGATAGCCAAGGCGAACCCGAAGTGGAGTGCTGAACAATGTTACAACCAATTCCTACTTCAATCCAAAGCGGCCGCAGATGAGAAAGCGGAAGCGGAGAAGAAGAAAGCTGAGGAAGAAGAGAAGGCAGCGACGGAGAGAGCTGGAGTGCCTGGTTCTGTTGTGCAAGGGAAGCAACTCACGAAAGAAGAGGCTGCGGAGATTGCATATAGAAAGGCATTTGGGAATAAGGAGTAACAGAGGAGTTGTTAGATGGCAGCAACATTGACGGAACAGTTGAACACGATGTATACAACGACCTGGTATCTCCGCCGTAAAGAGGTTGTCGACAACATCTTCAACGCGACACCTTTCTGGTACCTTCTAACGAAGAAGGGAAAGAGGTCAACCCAAACAGGCGGACGTGCTATAGAGATACCTCTCCAATACGCAAAGAATGAGACGGTGAAGTTCATTGGTCGTGGCGGAACCGTCGAGTTAGAGGCGACAGACCCTCTGACTGTTGTGCATTGGAATTGGAAGTATCTGACAGGTCACATCATTCGCTACTTCGCCGACTTCCAGATGAATAGGGGACAGGCACAGCTTATCAAGAAAGTTAATGCGGACATAGACAATCTGCAGTCGAGTCTGATTGATAAGATGGAGTCGAGCTTGTTCAGTGATGGGACTGGGGATGCGAATATGGCGACGGACGGACTGAAGAATATCGTCGCTATTCTCCCGACGACCGGAACGGTCGGCAACCTAGACCGTGCTACTTATACTTGGTGGAGAAATAACTATAAGAGTATGAGTGGTGAGGCGGCATCGATTTATCTTCGAAAGAGGATGAACACGATGTTCAATGATTGTGGGAAGCAGGGAGAAGGGGTGTCGAGATTTCCAGACATTGTGGTGACTGACCAAACGGTGTATGAGATGTATGAGTCGGAATGTCTCGAAATTGCACGTATCTTGATTGGTGA